GTGAAGGATCTTCGTTGAATGTCATTAAGAACTTACCCGCGTTGCTTGCACCGCTCAATCTTGTTTCCCACTCACGACGTATTGCCTCACGTTCTTCTTTCTGCGGAATACCATTCAAAAAGTTAATAATGAATGAAGGAAATAAACCATTCAAGATATTGTTAACGTGGTACATTCCCATTTGATAGGACAACTCAACGTAATTCAACGCACCGAAGTAGTCAGGCTTCGCGTAGTACGAAGAACCCGCCATCATTCCGTGAGCGTAAATAACTTGTCGTGGTTGTTCTTGTGCTATTGATGGATTGAACGCGGGAATAAATTCGGGTTTACCTTTTTTGCTTCGCGTGTTAGCCCAATCTTTCGAATAGAAAATTCCTGTAATATCGTCTTCTTCTTTGTCGTATGCAAGGCGACAGTTTTCAAAAGGCAAGTGGTTTATTTGTACAATGCGAGTGAAGTCCAACGACCATATTACTTCAGCACAAAATGAACCTTGAAGTTTTAAGTCGAAGGCAATACCTTGCAACGCATTGTCTAGAATCGTACCGGTGCCTTTGCCTTCAATCATGTAAGCAATTGAGTTCGTCAACGCGTTATGAATAGGACTATTGTAGTAAAGCGTGATTAAGTGCTGTGGAAAAAGGTTGTTAAAACCATAGTCAATCCAACCTGCGCGATTCTCTTTTTCGATTGCTTCAACTGGTTGGTATGCCGAAAGGTTAATTGCTTGTATATTGTTTTCCATTTTATGCACCTGTATAAATTACGTCAACGGGAATCGTCGGCGAAGAAACGTCAAAGAAAATTGTTCCGTCTTGAAGTATCATTAAACTCTTTTCAATCAATCCCAAAACGGAAGCATTGGTTGGATCTATATTGCTGCTGCTGTTTTGTCCGTATACTTCGTAGTGATATCTACCCGCATCGACCAAACCAACAGTTGTAAGTCTTATTTTTGTAACGCGTTCGTTCTCGTTTATTACTTCGACTACTTGCGCGAGTTGTTCACCTGTCATTTCGTAAGTCATGACAAGAAGATAATGAGTAAAGGCAACGTTGAAGTACGCACGTCCTTCGTCTAACGAAAGATACGCGTATTGATTCGCTGTATTTGTGTTGAGATAAACCATTCTATCTTTTCCCTTTACGTTAAAATTACAACACGTAGGGACGTTTTGTCCCTATGTGTGTAAAAGTTTTTTTGATTACGCTACAACTGAAGCAGGCGTTCCGCTTAATTTGTAAGCGCGCTTTGCAGCTTCGTGAACGAAGGCCAAAGTGTAGCCGTTCATATCACCCAAAACCGTTCCCGTTCCTGCTGTTGAAGTAGAAAGGTCTGCTCCGTACTCATAACCAACAGCCCACCAATTGTTGTTTGTGTCGTTTACAAATACAATAACGCGAGCTTGTGCAACGCTTTGCAATTCAAGACGCTTTGCCGCGCTTAATTTGTTAAGCATTACGTTCACGGTCTGCGTGTAAAAAATTGTACCCGCATCGCGATTGAAGTTGATTGTTTCTTCGAAAGAACCTGTTTGTGTTGGTAATTCGTAAGTGTACAAATCTGCATCTGTTGGACCAGCAATTGCCGTGATTACTTCAGAACCGTCTAAGGTTATACCTGTAACTAAATTTTGATCTAACAAAACGATTTGCTTAATTCCACCGATGCCGTCTTTGCAATCGAGTGTAAAACCTGTACTTAATTCACATGCCATATTTGTATGTTTTTTATTAGCACAAAAGAGGAGCGGTGTTTAAGCCGCTACCTCTGTTTATGCAAGGGTTAGAATGGTATTGATTAGGCAGTGTATTGGTAAAATGCGATTTCGTCACCGAAGCCGTATTGTACACCTGCGAAGAATGAACAAGAGAAACGAACGTTGTTTGATAGATCGTACTGATACATATCTAAAACAGCAACGGTGTTCCATTGGTCAAGTAAGTTAGTTCCGAACCACAAATTTGACTTCTGATAGAAAGCCATTGTGTCGTCGCTCATACCAGGACACTCGATGATGTCGTATTGTCCCTGCCAAGTCATCTTAACAGTTTCTCCTTGGTACAAGTAAGAACCACCGCCAAGACCTAAGATAGCAGTTCTGAACGCTTCTGCAACGTTTGAAGAAACCGCGATAACAGGCTTCTCAGTAGCGCGACGAACGCGTGTTGGAAGTGTTAAAACAAGTTTGTTCATTTCGTCGATTACGTTTGCAGAAGTGATTGCCTCTGGATCAGCAACGTCAAGAACAGCAGCATCAGCCAAGAACAATGTCTCGAATCCTGCGTACTCACCTGCGTTAGCGTTAACACCCTGCCAAATCAAGATTTCGTTACGTGCTGCAACACCTGCCATAACGTTAGCAATTAAAGCGTCAGTCAATGAAGCGTGAAGTTCTCCGTTTTGCTCTGAGGACGATTCCCAATCCGATAAAAACGTATTTTTACACAATTCGCGCTGTACTTGGAATTTCTCTAAAGTCAAGATACGCTCAGTTAAGTTAACTGTTCCTGTTGGTGTGAAGTCACAAGTAGCGTTTGCAAAAGTTACGTTGTCAACTAAGCGACGAACAACTTGTTTGTACTCGATGTTTTCTTTTACTGTAAGCGCAGAAAGTGATTCGTTGCTTAAAAACGCAGCGCGGATATATCCTGCTGCTTCTCTACCTGCGTAGGTGGTAGTTAAATTTGTAGTAGTAGCCATTTTTTATTGTTTGTTTTTTTTATTTTTTAAGGTGAAATAAGAAACGCTCCTCAGCCGACATTTTAGCGTATGGCTTAGAAGGTGTTTGTTTTGCTTGCTTTACTTCTTTGATTGAAGTAGCGGCAGGCTGTGCGCTTAATTTTGTTACTTCAGAAGAAAGATTCTCATTCGCTTTTTTAGCGTCTGAAAGTTCGCTTTCCAACTTAGCAACCAACGAAAGAAGTCCTTCAACCTCTTTGCTTAGTGATTCGTCTTTTGCTTGTTCAGCTTCTTCAACTTTAACCTCTGGTTCTTCTTCAACCATTGGCTTAAGTTCAACAAGTAGTCCGTCTGCAACGACTACAATAACGCCTTCCGCTGTTGTGTATTCTCCGTCTGCAACAACAACCTCATTGCCGTCTGCGTCTTTTGATAATACACGAACGCCTGGTGCCCAAGTGTCGCTGTCGGAATAAATGCTTGTTCCGTCTGCAAGAATCGCTTCAACCATTTGCTTCACGTCAACAACAGTTTCTTCTGCTGTGAGTGATACATTGTGTTTAGCGAATAGTGCGTTTACTTTTTCTCGTAAATTCATAATTCTGTTAATTGTTTGTTTGATGATTAGATATAAAATGTCGTAGATTTGTTTCGTAATTCGATTTTTCATTGATTACATTTTGATTTTAGGTTTGAACGGGGGAGTAGTTACCCCCGTTTTTTTTATCCTAAAGAATCAAGTATCGAGTTTAGCGTCTTCATTTCGTCCTCGCTTAGTCCGTAACTTTTAAAACCCATTTTACCGCCCTCGTTCGTTATCTTCGTGAGTGCGTTTAGAAACAGGTTAGCGTCGTCGTTGAATAGTTCCAACTTCAGGAAACCACCTGCTTCGATATTCATTACTCGCCTTTTAGAAGTTCGTTTATTTCGTCAAGAATGGCAGCAAATTCGTCGTGCTTACTCATGTACATTTCTTTCTCAACGGCAAAGTTTCCTTCTATTGAAAACCCAAGAACTTCTTTGTTTTGGATCTGTTGCTTCACTTCGTCGTTCTCGACCTTCATGCAACCGAACCACGTTCCTTCTGGAAGGTCGAAGCCAAAGTTTTTAGACTTGTCGTTTTCGCCTTCGATGATCCACGTTTCAACCAACGACACACCTTCAACAGTTTTCGCGTGTTCAACGGTTGCGTTGTTGGTCATGTTTTGCTTCAAGTAATTGTAAGCAATAGCGCGAATGGTGTCCTTCGAATACTTAACGTAGTATTCTTCTTCGGTCTTGTCGTTGCGTCTGTAAATGAGTTGGTCGGGAATAAGCAAAGCACCGTATAAAAGACCTCTAAAATCTTCTTTGAACTTGACGCTGTGTTGTTCGCTTAGTGCAACGAAGTCCACACCTATTGCAGGTTGTTCAACCATACTTATACAAAAAACGCCCAACAAACCAGCGTCGTCGATTCCGTATTCAATAACTTTAATTTTTTTCATATTGTTTTTTTTAACCGCCTAAGCGAGATTGATTTTGAATTAATTGTTGCGCTTCTAAATTGCTCGACACCTGCGTTCCTACGACGTACGCCTGAAGCGGTGGTTGTTGGTTGGGTTGGTTTTGCAAGAAGGCGAAGTTCGCAGGTGAAGGAGCTGTTGTGCCACCGTCGCCACCACCGCCCGCGCTCATATTCGTTCCCGAAGGTGCGCTTGCGTTTCCGTATTCCGTCTTTGATATTTTGATAACGTTAGCCAGTCCCATTGCGCCAACGATTGACGCTTGTATTATACGCGCTGTTGTTGAAGGCATTGTCTTGTCGTTCAACGCTCTATTGATACCACCGTAAGTATCGACTACAGCCGACGCGAGATTCAACGCTTTTTGAATCTGAAATTGTTTCTTTGATTGTTGTTGTCCCTTCTTTGTGAACGCGTCGTTTAACGCTCCAAGTGCTGCGAATGATTCGCCTAATTGCTTCAGTCTGAAGTCTTGCGTTGCTTGTTGTTTAGCTTCGTCTTCTTTGCGGTACTTTTCTTTTATTTCATTCTCTTTGCGTCCTTGTTCTTCAATCAATGCTGCGGTGTCTAAGCCTGCTGCCTTAGCCTGTTCTTTTAAAGTAAGATAGTATTCTTGTGATGCTATTAAATCCCGCTCTTGTTGAGTATTTTCAGATTCAATGTTTGCTTTATCCGCTGCATCTATTATAGCTTGTAAATCGGCAAGCTCTTTTTCTTTTTGTTTTTTAGTTTCTTCAGCAATTTCTTTTTCTTTCGCTAACTTTTCCGCTTCTTTTTCTTGCGCTTCTTTGTTGTATTTGTCAGTTAAAACTTTCAACTCGGTAGCGTGCGCGGTTTTTAGTTTGGCTAAATCTTCCGCGTTCTTTTTTCCTTTCTCGTATGTTTTTAATTCTTCCGCTTGTTTTTCTTTCAACAACAAAACTTCGCGTTCTTGTTCTGGTAACGTTGAGCGTTGAATCTCGATTATACGTTGTTCTATTGTAAGTATTTCGTCCGCTAACTTTTTAGCTGCTGCGTCCGCTGCGCTTTTACGTTCCGCTTGTTTTGCCTTCGCCGCTGCTATTCTTGCTAGTTCTTTCTCCGTTTTAACTTCTTCTTTCGCAGCCATTCCTGCGTTCCATATTTCGTCTTTGTTCGATTGAATGGAAACGTTTTGATTGTATAAAGATTGTTTTTCTAACTGAAGCTTTTCT